ATCCGATTCCACATCATCCATTGGATCAGCTTTTTTAACTGGCTGGCCTTGTGGGACAAACGGCTCACTAAATGCCAGGCTCATAAACTTTTTGCCGTTAGATTCTTTAAGCCATGCTGACATACGCATCTTAACTCCATTGACCAAGCAGTCACCTTGATAGTCTGGGTGCTTGCTTTCAGTCTTTTTCTCATTCCTAAATAGTGCGCCACTATTATCACGTTGCTCATATTGTGCCATTTTATAACTCCTAGTAATTGTTAAACTCTGCTGCTTCAATCTTACGATAATCAGGCACGATCCCTTGTGCCACCAAATACCCATCAAGCCAATCTGCTACGTTAATCTTTAATGCTGTGTTTTGGTCTAGCCCAGCTTCAAAGGCTGCTCGTACTAAATCAGCTCTGACTTCTTTTACTGTGTTCTGTGTTTCACGCAGCTCACATAGTAACGTGCCTATTTTATTATTTAACTCTGTCATTTTGTTTCCTTTGTACTGGCTGCGCCAGCAAATACTTATCACCCATCGATGCAATAACAGCTTGTACTCGTTTCTCTCGGTTTGGGTCTGGCTCAACATTTAATCCGTACACACTCTTAAACATCAAGGCATGACCATACTCATCAATAAAATCGCTAATGAAGTTCATCATACTAACTGCTCTAGTTTGTATAACTTGTATTTTCCAGACTCATGCCAGATGTCGTTAATCTTATAACCCTGGTGACGCAGTTCACCTACCCTAGTAGCCAGCTTCATTGTGCCAGCTTCATGTAGTGCATCGAGTGGGGACTTCCATCCCCTGCTTAGACATTCAAGTATTTTTGCTTTTTGTGACATGATTAGCTCCTTTTTAATTGGTCAACTGTTTCAGTTACTTCTGCTAAAAAATTAATAATCTCTGTTTCCATGTTGGTTATGAACTCTGCATCACGTTCTACACGTATAACAATAAGCTGTAGGTTGTCTGGGAATGTTGGGTTGTAGCTTACAAAGTCGCACCACCTAGCACCGGTACAAGCCATTTGCATTTGCATCTGGGGGATATATTTTGTAGGGGCTTTCTTAGTGAGCAAAGTCTGACCATGTGCTGTTTGCCCAGGGCATTTAATCTCGATCAAGCCGTAGTTGCCAACAAGACCATCTGGGCTTGCACCTGCCATTTCAATGCTTGGATGTTGGATAAAGCCCACTTCCGTTACAAATACATCGTTTAAATGCTCGTAGGCGGCACGTGCTAGTGGCTCACGTTCCGTTCCTGTCTCCATTGATGTATTGGTATAGGTTTCCTCTTTTAAACCCGTTAGACGTTCACAAACGAGTTGCCAGCGATAATTAGCACGGCTGGCAGACTCCCCTGTTTTGACTGTAGCTAATACATCGGCTACTTTGCTGGCGGTTACTTTGCCTATGCGATCAGCAAACCATTCGGCTGTGCGTTGCTCATTCATTTTGATTCACCTTCAAATAATGATTTCATTTCATCTTTGGCAGCAATGATCTGCTTGGTGGCTGCAGCATCGTTTTGCACTTTAGGGTAAACGTCTTTAAATGCTTTCAATAATTCATCAAGTGACTTGGTGTCGGTTATTTGTTTTATTAATGCTTGCATATTGATTGTCGGTTTCTCTGGCTGCTTTTGTTGGTGTATAGCGTTTACCACCTCGTTAGCAGATGCAAACTCTGTACCACCAATACCGAACGCTGCTAAGGCTCTGCCTATTGCTGACGTTTCGCAGTTTTCAACGTAGCTGGTGCGGTTGATTTGGCTATTTGCTCTAAATTCTTGGGCGTGGCCGTTAGCGATCAGGCGGCTGTCCTCGTTTAGTATGCCAGCTTCAACAATGCACTCATCTGCATCAATCTTAATGATCTTAGTTTGGATGGTGTACTCTGGGTAAAACTCCCTGAATCGTGCAACACGACTAGCAACTGTTTCGTAAGCCTTACCATGTATCTCTACAAATCCTGCTTTTGACATTTTCATTCTCCTAAAGATTAATTTCGGTGTCAGCATCTAAACCATTAAGGTCTAGGAAGTCTGCTAGTGCGTCACCAGATTCAAGTAGTTCAATTAAGCTAGTGCCGTTGCATATTAAGTAGTTGCTGTATAAATACTCGCTAAACTGTTTTTGCAGATCGGCTTTGTGTTCTTTGTATTCATTAATGGATAACTCATCCATCACCTCTGCTTGGAATTGTGCCTGGCACATATTAAGCTCCTATCAGTAAGTAAAGAAAAGCCAGCATAGCTATGCTAAGGACAAAGCAAACACCCTCTATTGCTGGTGTCCAATCTTTTTTAGGTTTGTAGTTTTTATAGTCAGTCATCATTTACTCCATCGCCAGTTCTAAAAGCCAAGCTGCGTGTTTGTTGGTGTCGTAGTTTGCATCAACAAAGTATGCTATTTCGCTTATGCGTTTATTGTAAAGGTCACGAATACGACCCAGCTTATCGTCATTAGCATCGTAAAGAATAACCAGCACTTGGTCAGCGATGATGTCTAGTTCATCAACGTAGTCTGATAAGTTTGGTGAGTTGATTAAGAACTGCTCAACTAGATCGGGAATGTTGCAAGGGATGGTTTCAGAAAAATCATCATCAAATTTTGCTCTAACGTATTTCATAATAGTGTCCTTTATAGGGGCTTGCGCCCTATTAATTAATTAAAGCCAAAATTGCTTTGCGAGAATTTAGATAATCTCTATGCTTTGCTTGCACAAATTTAAGCATAGACTCTTTATCGTTATGATTTGGATTTTCAACAAGCACATGATTTATGGAAACTGATGAATCCATATAAGCGCGATAATCCTCTTGCAAATCATCCAACAATTCTTTTAACGCACTTTTTGTGATTTTTATTTGGGTTGAATTAGTTTGAGTAGTCATTTTGTATCTCCAGTAAAGCGCACCTGCTTGGTACGTGAAAGAACTATAAATGATGTAAAACTAAAATGCAACCTATTTTATAAATATATTACATTTATTTTTAATTTAAATTATAATGCGGTTTTAGGAGAGCAATATGGAAACACAATTAGAATATGTAAGACGCAAGCTGAACGACCCTAAGATAAACATCAAGGCGGTGGCAGCAGAGATTGGCATTAACCGTTATCGCCTGGACAAGATAGTTAGTGGCGGTGATAGCAGTTATGCTTTGATTGAATCGCTGTATGTGTTCTTTAAGGCCAGTGCAGAATGAGTGAACACGCAGAGCAGGTCGCAACTATTCAATGGTATAGATACCAATACCCTAAGTTTGCCAAATGCTTGTGGGCGATACCTAACGGTGGTGTCCGACATATAGGAACGGCAGTTAAGTTAAAAGCAGAGGGCGGCATGGCTGGAGTGCCTGACTTATTCTTAATGATCCCTGCAGCCGAGTATCATGGTCTATTCATTGAAATGAAGATTAAGGGCGGTAAGGTGTCTAGCAGCCAGAAAGAGTTTATGACTGTGGCAACTGCTATGGGTTATAAAGCTGTGGTTTGTTATGGGTTTGAAGAAGCTAAAGATGCAATTACAAATTACTTGCAATCAACTTAAATATAAATTATGATTAATTATCACTTGGAAGTGATTAACTTTAGTAGGGCTTCACATGCTAACTGGCGGTTACTAAGACCGTTCTTCCAACCACCTAAAAAGTGGAGTTAGCAGGTGAAGCCTTTTTTTATGGGGTAAAAATATGTCTAGATATATTCGTTCACAAGATGAGATAAAAATTTTTATTGATGAAATGGATAATTTAATTCTTATTCAACGATCAACTGATGATGATCACAAAATCACAATAAGTCCTGCAAACATAGATAATTTTTTGGATGTCATGCAATTAGTTATTAACGATGGCTATGTGGGTGAAGAAAATGAAATGGTTTAAACATGATTCAGATGCAAGCAATGATTCAAAGTTAAAAAAATTAAGATTAAAGTATGGCGCACAAGGTTATGGGATTTACTGGTACTGCTTAGAGTTAATTGCTCGTAACGTAGAAAAGCATAACTTAACTTTTGAGCTAGAACATGATGCTGAATTGATTGCAGATGATTTTAAGTTATCTAGTGACTTGGTGCAGCATATTATGACTTATATGGTTGAATTAGGGCTTTTTGAAAACTCAACTGGCGTTATCACCTGCTTAAAAATGGCAACTAGAACAGATGAATACACGCAACAATTAATCAGAAGTAATAAGAACTCTCCCGATACTCTCCCTAGAATGTCCCTAGACACTACCGATAAAGTCCGAGGTATAAGAAGAGAAGAGAACAGAACAGAAGAGATAAGAACAGAAGTAGGAGAGGTTAGCAAAGTTATTGAGTATGAAATACCAGAACCACCACCACCCACCGAGTTTACATATTCAAGTCAAAAGTTTTCAATGTATGGTGATTGGACACCTTCTGATAGCTTTGAAACATTAGCTAAGATTGCCGGTATGAAACTAGGTGATGATTACCCAGTTGATGAGTTCTTAGAGTTTAGGACATACTGGGTAACGCAACCTAATATGCAGCGAACCCAAGGTGAGTGGGAACACGCCTTTATTAAAAGCTATAAGATTAAACAACTCAAAGGGGCTAAAAAATGAAATGGGCAAAAAAAGAACAAGATGCAGATAGTCCTAAGTCAGTTGATGGAATGTGTATGTGTTATGGCTGCATCATGCCAGGCTCGTTGAATAGTTCAACCAGTGGGCCAGTAACAGACTGGATGTGTGTAGCGCACTTTAGGTCTGATTCTGCTAACTGGGCAACCATAACCCACCGTTATCGGCAGCATGAGTTATTGGTTAGTTTAATACTGACTATTCGCAAATCATTTCATGGACAACCGTTTGATATTAAAGGCTGGTTAATATCGCTGCACAATAGCGGTGACTCTGAATACTTACCCAATGACTTAGATCGTAGGCTTGATAACAGCTTAAGCATGAGGAAGTGGGGAGTTAGATTGGAAAAGAGATTATATGAACTTGTAACGCATGGCATTACAAACGTAATTAAAGATGATGGGCCATCTGTATCAAACAGCATTGAGATTATGAACTTGGCTGATTTAGTGTTGAAAGAGATCGGCAGACGATGAACTGGACTAAAGTTTCTGATTACTGTATTAAGTGTGGTGATTATCTTATTGCTAAATACATAAACGATGGTGAAGTCAAATACGGATTGAGTTATCAGAATAAGAACATTGGATATTTTAAGACTGCTGATGAAGCAAAGGCGCAAGCAAATGATAAATAACTTCTCACTATCACCAGGCAATCTACCTAACCTTATTGCTAAACTTAACCAGCTAGACCTATCACTTGGTTATGTTGTAACTGCAAAGCTAAAAAACTCCACAAGGTCGCACTCGCAGAATGACTTGTACTGGAAGTTTGTCACCGAGTTTGGCAATCACTTTGGCTACGATAAAGACTTCACGCACGATATGCTGCGCTACAAGTTCCTATTCAAGGTGGTGAATTATGATGGCGAGGAAGCCAAACAGCTACTATCAACCACCAAGCAGGACACCAAAGCAATGAGTGAGTATCTGGACAACTGCATACGATACGCAGCAGAGAATGGGTTTGTGTTTAATGACCAAAGCTGAACGTATATATTTTAACAAGGTGGTGGAGCTGGGGTGCATTGTTTGTCAATCACCAGCCGAGATACATCACTTAAGAACTGGTGCTGGTATGGGTATGAAAAGCAAAGACGTTATACCGCTATGTCCAAATCATCATCGCAACGGTGGTCATGGTGTTGCTATCCATGCTGGCCGCATAGCATTTGAAACAAACTTTGGCACAGAGCTGGAGTTACTGGAGAAACTGAAAGGGTTACTATGAGTGGGATTTATTACTCTAAAGCTAAGGGAAAGTGGGCAGCGCAAACAAGAGTGCATGGCAGGATGGTTCAGATTGGTGCATACGACACACCAGAGGATGCTATAAAGGGCTACAGCGAGTTTAAATTGAAACAGCAGAGTGAGCCATCACCAAGCGATTTAAAACGCTTAGAACGCTATAAATCGTTTTGTGCTTATTGCCACATACCTAGAACAATCTCTGAATTGTTTGCTTACTTTAGCAGAGCTAACAGCAGCTCAATTAGATCGCTGGCTGAATACCTAAGCAGTAACGGCTTTGTTAGCAAAACCATAAGAGACAGCAAGACCAATGCAAAGGACAAATATTATTATCAGACCATTAAAAACTTTACCAAAGCTGATTTAAAGCCTCTTGATCGTAGCTATCAAGTTAAGGTTAAGGCTGAAGTTGAACCTGAAAAAGAAAAGACACCAGGCGCAAAGGTAATTTGCTTTGATAGTGGAGTCCTAAGAGAGAAATATACAGAGCAACGCAAGGCAGACAGGTTAAATGCCAAAACACCTAAAACTTATATTAATGGGAGTAGTTTAAATCTATTATGAAAAATCCAGCAGATAAAGTAGAGCAGTGGGATATTAACAAGCTAGTGCCATACGCTAGGAACTCCAGAACACATAGCGATGAGCAAGTGGCACAGATAGCAGCAAGCATTAAAGAGTGGGGATTCACTACCGCAGTATTGGTTGATGAGCAAGGCGGTATTATTGCTGGTCATGGTAGAACACTAGCAGCGCAACGGTTAAAGATGACTGAAGTACCGGTAATGGTAGCTGCTGGATGGAGTGATGCAAAGAAACGTGCTTATATCATTGCCGATAATAAACTTGCATTAAACGCTGGGTGGGATAACGAGATGCTTGCACTAGAGTTGGGTGAACTGAAAGACTTAGACTTTGACATAGACCTGACAGGCTTTACTGCGGATGAGATTGCAGCACTGATGCCAGTGGATGTAACAGACGGTTTAGTCGATGAGGATCAGATACCAGAAGTGCCAGACGTTTCAATAACGGTGCAAGGTGATGTATGGGTGTTAGGTAAGCATAGATTGATGTGTGGTGATAGCACAAGCCTCGATGCCGTAGAAAAACTAACTGGGGGGGGGGGGATAATTGATATGCTCTTAACCGACCCACCGTATAACGTAGCTTACGAGGGAGGCACAAAGGAAAAGCTAACTATTCAGAATGACTCAATGGGTAATGACCAATTCCGTCAGTTTTTACGTGATGCGTTTGTAACTGCTGACGCTGTAATGAAAGCTGGTGCTGTTTTTTATATATGGCACGCAGATAGTGAAGGCTATAACTTCCGAGGTGCAATTAATGACGCTGGATGGAAAGTGCGTCAATGTTTGATATGGAAAAAATCAAGTATGGTTATGGGCAGACAAGATTATCACTGGAAGCATGAACCTTGTCTTTATGGATGGAAAGATGGTGCTGGACACCTATGGGCCACAGATAGAAAACAAACAACCATACTGGAGTTTGATAAGCCAACTCGTAACGGTGAACACCCAACGATGAAACCAGTTGCTTTGTTTGAATACCAAATGCTTAACAACACCAAAGGCGGTGATATTGTTTTAGATTTGTTTGGTGGATCA